TTTTCGTCAATTATAAACTAAAACCTTAAAAATCAATTCTTTATGAAACAATTCAATCCTAAAAAAAGAGCAAATTTCTTCGATAAAATATTGATGAAAGTGCCAACAACAAACACATTCGATTTGTCATACGACAATAAACTAACGTTCAACATGGGTGAACTAGTACCAGTAATGTGTCAAGAGGTTATACCTGGGGATAACTTCAAAATTACAGCCGAACATCTTTTGAAAATGGCCCCACTCGCTACGCCAGTTTTTCAAAAATGTCGTGTTCATATGGATTACTTCTTTGTTCCAAACAGATTACTATGGGACAACTTTGAAAAATTCCAAGCGTATGACACCCTTAATGAAATACCAAAACACCCTTACATAGATCCACGCGGAGAGCTAGGCGGAGGCGTAAAAGTATGTTCATTAGCAGATTATATGGGAATTCCTACCGGAGACTATTCATCGTATTCCAACGGTCATCCCATATCTAGAATTAACGCTTTGCCTTTAGCAGCTTATTTCAAAATTTATGATGATTATTACAGAGACCAAAATCTCGTAACAGAAAAATTCAAAAAACTAGACGATGGAGACAATACATTAAACGATATGTTTGTTAACAACAATCCTTTCCAGGCTAATAGTTTGTTAAAACGTGCATGGGAAAGAGACTATTTCACTTCATGTCTTCCATTCGCTCAAAAAGGTCAAGAAGTAGTTCTTCCACTAGGAGAAAGCGCTCCTATCAACTATGTACCAAACGGTCAACCGGACTACGTCAGAGACGTAAACGGAACACTAGCAACCGGAAATCACGGACTCGATTCAATAGGAGGGACATTCTCTGTCGACGATTTACCAACTCCAGGGTCATCGTTACCAGCAACACTAGACAATTCCGACCATTTAGAGGTAGACCTTACCAACGCAACTTCAGCTAGTATCAACGATTTAAGAGTAGCAGTTCGTTTACAAGAATTCTTTGAACGAAATGCAAGACTTGGAACACGTTACATCGAGCAAATGCTTGGAAAATTCGGCGTAAGAATTTCAGACGAAAGAGCACATCGTTCAGAGCTTATCGGTACAACTGGAGCACCAGTAATGTTCAGCGAAGTATTACAAACTTCACAAACAGATACAACACCACTAGCACAACAAGGTGGTCACGGAACTTCAATCAATAGCCAATTTGCATCACAATACTACTGCGAGGAACACGGCTGGATAATTGGAATTATGAACGTACAACCAGCAACGGGATATATGCAAGGACTACACAGAAAATTCACCAAAAATGATATTCTTGACTATTACGACCCTATGTTTAGCAATTTAGGAGAACAAGCAGTAACCAATGCAGAAATTTATGCTACCCAGGACACAGACGAAGCAGTAAAAACGTTCGGTTATCAATCACGATATGCAGAACACAAATACAATTTGTCAGAAGTACATGGAACTTTTAGAACTACAGAAGCAGACTGGCACATGGACAGAATATTCAATTCACCACCAACGTTAAACGATGTATTTATAAGCGCAGACCCAACACACAGAGTATTTGCAGACACTTCAGAGGAAACTAAAAAAATGTGGTGCTATTTACATCATTCTATCATTGCACAAAGAAAGATTCCTTTTTATAGCACACCTACATTTAACTCACCATTAAACGGATAATTATGTTAGGAGCAATAGCAGGAGTAGCCGCCGGAGCGCAATTACTCGATTCAGTTACTGGATATTCAGCAAGAAGACAAGCTGACCTTGATTATGAGTCATGGAAAAAGCAATTCGATTACGCCTCGGAATATAACACACCGGCAAATCAGAGACAAAGAATGATAGATGCAAACTTTAATCCCTCCCTAATGTTGGGGGGGAATATGGTAAACACTTATTCACCTTCTCCACAAATGGGAAAAGCAACGGTATCAAAACCAGGAGAGGCAATCGCTTCAACTATACCAATGTTAGCACAATACCAAGGTATTTCAAATGCAAAAGCCCAGGAAGATAACACCAGGGCAGACACTCAGTTAAAAGAACAACTTTGGAGACAAAACGAAAACACTAATCCAACCAGGTCAGATTTATTACAAAGCCAACTAACGGGTCAGCAGTATAAAAACGAGTACCAAAGAATAGTTAATTCTAATCAACAAGAAGTCTACGAGTTACAAAAAGAAGGTTTAGACCTTAAGAACGAACAGACAAAGAAATTCATTAGCCAAATGGATACCAGGTACAGAACAGATATAGCCAAAGCACTTGAAGAAATTAGGAATACAGCAAAGGACACCCAATTAAAACAAGCCCAAATCGGAGCTATCGATTCACAAAACACCTTAAGAGAAGCACAAACATCAGCTACAAAGTCTCAAGATGTTAAAACCAGGATAGATTCAGCAGTTAATGCTTTAGAAATGTCAATGAGAAAAGAAGGAACATCATATTCAGACAACGCAGTCATGCGTATGATATCAAGACTCGCAGACAAATTCAGAACCTCAGTTATTGAGAATAACACTCAGAAACAAGTAGAAGCAGACAAACAACTGCAACTCATCGAGTATATCCTCAATCCACGCGAATAGCGCCAGCGGTTCGCACAAAAATAAAATACCTAATCCCCCCAAATCTACCAAAACTAATACTATTTATAGCTAGGTTATTTTTTACAATCAAACTATATATAATAAAAGGGGGTACCTAGGGGGGTATCCCTCCCCTAGGACGCCTAAGGCGGAATCAATAGGCGGGTTGTTATAAGGAAAAGGGGTTCGATGCTCTCGAATCCTTGAATAATTTGGAGTCACTACAAACAAAACTAACGCGCGCGCGAGAAACGTGTGCGTGATAAAATATGTGTATAAACGGAAAATTAATCAGCGTTCGCGCCAAAGGCGAACAATACAACAAACAAATCCGCACTAATTGTGGCAAATGCCACATCTGTCATAACACAAGAGCTATAAGCTGGGCTTATAGATGCCAATCACAATACGAACTAAATCCTCAAGGGTGCTATTTCGTCACTTTAACAATGGACGAAGAACATATAACAGACGCACCCGACAAAAAAGAAATTGCAAGATTTCATAAAACACTACGCAAACACTACGAAAGAAAAAATCCTGGAAACCAGTTTAAATTCTTCCTGGTTTCAGAATATGGATATACTACAGAAAGACTACATTACCATGCAATATATTTTAATTTACCATACAATTACGACACTCCTTATATACAAATATCGAACGAACTAGCAAAATTTTGGGGTAACGGGATATGTTACGTAAAACCGTTCGATATATCTAAGGTAATATATTGCTTAAAATACTTACATAAAGACAAAGAACTCGGAAATATTCAAGTATATTCTAAAAATCTCGGTCATATATCAGACGAGATGAAATCATATATAAATACTACAAACAACTTCGAAAATCTAAAGGTCAGACTAGGAGATAAAAACGTCAATCTCCCTAGATACTTCAGAAAAAAATTCATGCATGAAGACAATAAAGAGCGATTTAGCGATCATTTCGCAAAAAAAGACTTCGAAGAAAGAAAAAAATTAAACTTTCGTCTAAAGCTTCACAATTTCGAATTAAGAGAAAAAAGATTTGGAAAACCAAAATAAAATTTTATATTTGAAACCAAATAACGGAAAGACCGTTATTATTAATTAAAATTCTTACAAAATGAGACGAAAATCATTCACAAAACGAGTTCGCCAGGTTATCAACCAAGGATCAAAACCAATTTTAATTCCAAGGGGGGGAATAAGAAGATAATGAAAAAATATCGCTCCCACGGGGAACCACTTCCCCCCGCTCCCGTAGTAGACTACGGACAAAGCCAAACAATACCCGACCAAGCCTTATCTGTTCGGGATATTCTTCACCGATACACTACCGGACAATCTTTAAGTGTTAACAATAACACTCCGGTCTACCTGGAAAATGTACCTCTTTACGATACCAGGAGAAAAACTAATATCGACATTGCGAGAGATCGTCATAACCTCGAGCAAGAAATACAATTAACTCAAAAGGAGTACAATGAGACCGTCGAAAAACTTACACGCCACAAAGCCGAGAAAGCCAAAAAAGCCGAGCAATCTGCGCTTCCAGCTGGAAATTCAGTTTCTGGAGACACCAATCAATCATAACTATGTTAACAACATACCGGTTACAGACTATGAGATTGTATCTCCATTTCAAAATGATAACTTGCCCTTTTAAGGGCAAGTGGCACACTATCTTACTTGTATTTATGTGCCAATTGACGACAACATTTATAAATTTTCGTCAATTATAAACTAAAACCTTAAAAATCAATTCTTTATGAAACAATTCAATCCTAAAAAAAGAGCAAATTTCTTCGATAAAATATTGATGAAAGTGCCAACAACAAACACATTCGATTTGT